GGCCACATCAAGACTCTGTAAAAATAGAATGGAATTTAGGTAAGCGATGTAATCTTGATTGTACTTATTGTCCTGCGGAGATACATGATAATCATTCTCCGCATACAGATATAGAGATTCTAAAATCAACAGTTGATAAGTTATCTAAGATTGACAAGCCTTTGAGAATAAGTTTTACTGGAGGTGAGCCCTGTGTTCATCCCAAAATATCAGAACTATTTGATTACACAAGACAGCATGCTTCGTGGATAAATGTAACAACAAACGGAACACGCAAGCCAGAATGGTATGCTGAACAACCTCTAGATCATATTGTGTTTTCTCTACATTTTGAAACAGAGGACTGGGAACGACATTTATTAAACATCGTAGATACACATGAATTAGTAGATATTCCAATACAGGTCAATGTCATGGCACATCACGAGCATATGGAAAATGTAAAGTTTGCCGCCATACTTCTACAAAATCACAAAATAAAGTATGTTATACGCCGCATTCGTTGGACAGAATCGCATGATTGGTTTGATGATATGCGTTACGACCCAAAAGATCTAGACTGGATCTTAGAAAACGAAGCAACTGCATTACCGAACTGCGAGGTAGATGGAGAATATTACATACATGCTAACGACATAATAAAGGAGCATAATAACCAATTCAAAGGGTGGCAGTGTAATATCGGACTAGAAAGTCTAATGATTAACTGGGACGGTGAAGTTCATAGAGCAACTTGTAGAGTTGGGGGTAGTTTAGGAAATATCTATAACGGAGATTTTGATATTCCTACCGAGCCGGTTACTTGTACTCGAAGTTGGTGTACCTGTGCTGCTGATATTCCAATAACAAAATCACAAATCTAGTTCTGGAAAATACACTCTCCAAGATAGATTTCTTTGCGCATCCAATTTATCTAGATATTCTACAAGCATGGGCAGTTTATCAGACCAATCTTCCTCAAACATATAATTAATTAATCCGAGCCACCTTTGTTTTCCGTAGGGATGTGAGTGAAAATATTCACAATCAATTTCAGAAATTAGGGTTTTTATTTTTTCAGCTGCTTTATGTTTTTCTGACAGCGGCAAAACCCTTACATTTTGAAAACTAGGAAGATACACCAAATGTGTTCCTATAATAGGCGCACCCTGGTTTTCCTTGTTTATTTCCATTTGATCCTTTAAAAAGAACCTAGCCATATCGGGTAGATGTATTACATTGAGTGCCTGTACCGCACAGGCAACATTTACAAATACATTATCAGTAGATTCTGTTGTTATTTTGTATAACTTATGATAAACAGAATCCCAATCTGAAGGGTAACGTATATAATTATTTCTATATCCGATAGCATCTAGACTAAAATTAAACTTTACTTTAGAAAAATGGCTCCATAATTCTAAAAATTCGTCACTTACATACGTTCCGTTCGAGTTATATCTCAAAATAATGTCTTTTGCCCGGCCTGATTCTACTAAATTTTTTAGAATCCTTTTATGCTCTGGTATCATTAAAGGTTCGCCGCCGGCAAAGTATAATTCTCTAATGTTTTCTAACTGGTTATCAACAGATCGAAGAAAATTGTTTTTTTGATACCAATTGTAATCAAAGGATGAATCCCAACCTAGATCATTTTTTAGGTTATCATTTTCTATTGTAGGAAGCATAAGTTTCCACTCTTTAATCCAAGATGAACTATCATGGGGAGAACACATTGTGCATTTAAGGTTACATACGTTTCCTAATCTCAGATCAAAATAGGGAATTTTGCAAGGCAACGACCCGTCTTTTCCTGTTTCGGAATAAATTTCTTCTAGATTTAATCTTTTCTTCCAAACTTCTGTTTCCCATTGCCTTTTGCTAACTACTCCATTCGATTCTTCAGTAAAACACTTAGTGCATGACGGAGGTACTTGTCCTTGCAGCATCTGCAGTCTAGTTTGTTTCATAAAAGACGAGTTCCAGATAGTTTCGATAGAACTTTCTCTTAGATTCATAGGGACGCCGTCTTCCTTAACTAATCCCAATATCTTATCATCTACTTTGCCGGCTCCGCTGGCGTTTGACGTGCAGCAAAGACGAACATCGCCGTTGGGTCTAGTAGCAAGATGTATCCAAGGAAGCGGGCAAATTGTATTACTCATCAAAATTCCTTGTTTCAACAAACTGGTCGGTTGGTTTAGAGTATAGGTTTTTTACTTTACCGCACATTCTAGCACAGGTTATGATGCTTTTTTCTTTCCAATACTTTTCCCATAAATTCTGATATTCGACCGAATTAACAATATTTCTTAACGATTTCTTAGTAGCATTAAGATTTTTCCTGCCGCCGAAATCATTTACTATTTTCCAGTATTCTTGATTAATTTTGTTTCTAATTTCAATTATAGAATCGTTTCTTTCTGGCGGATGATATGGAATCATTGCAATCCAACAACAGGGGAAAACGTGGCATTGTGCATCAACATAAACTTCTTTTGTGTGTTTAGCGTGACAACTGATTTCTGTGTTCTCTAGTATATTTTTGTAATTTTTAATTATAGATTCGTCAATTATTTTGATATCAGATTCTGTGCTCGGTTCTAGATTATAAACAATTTCACCAGACGAATCTAGAACAGGAAAAACTGCTTCTAACAGCCATCTAGAACTGTCTTTGAGTGTGAATTCATAGAATCCTAATTCTTTAGCAATACTTTTTGCTTCTTCAACTTGGTGTTCATTGTGTTTAAACCTTATGTATGCCCAACTAGCATTACCTCCGGCATTAATAAAAGCCTGAGCATTAGCAATAATTCTGTTATAATCTGTTCCTATCCTATATAAAGAATGTGTATTCTCTAAACCATCAATAGCAAAAATAACAGCACTTTTCTTGTTTAATTTTTCACCTAAACTTTTCCACCACTTGGTATTCCTTAGGCTTCCATTTGTATGAATCCTTATTTCTATATTAGGATTAATAGATAAAGTATATTCAATCATCTCGGGTAAATCTTTGTTCAAAAGAGGATCACCGTAATTACCACAAAACATAATTTTCTTGATTTGGTTACATACTTCTTCGTTTAGTATTTTTTTATATTGTGATAAAGTCCAACCGTTTTTTTGCAAATTAGGATTTTCTATGCCGCCATGAATATTACGAGTACACATAGGACACGATGCTTGACAATTATTTGTAATTTCTAAATGAAGAGATTCTAATTCTGTAAAATCAAACATCCTTATACCCGATTACCATATACCTATAATACTTTTCTGTAGGCAAAAAACTGCTTACAGCTTTATTTAAATTTAATTTATTTTCTAGTTCTTCTAATGAATTGACGCAGTTAATATGTTCTTCTAGCTTAAAAAAGTTGTTACTCTGAACTACAACAAGGCTATTATAGGGAATTTGTTCCTGCCATTTTTTAAGAGTAGAATTATCTACATGTTCGGCGCTTGTATTAATAACTATGTTTGGGGTTTCAGTGTATTCAAAATTCTGCATGTCTGCTGTGACTGCAGAAAACCTGCCTTGCATTTCATATCTTTTATTGACAGTATTAGCAGTTTCTTTACAATCAGCATCTATATCAACTGAAGTAATATGTTCAATAGGAATATCTGAATTAAAAAGCAGAGATGCTAAGACACCGTTCCAGCCGCCGTGTATAACAATGCGATTAGGCTTGTTTAATGCAAACTTTGATAGATTTTCTATTAACCATATCTTAGAACGAACTTGACCCTTCCAGAAACTTTCTAGAGTTCGATATCTATCGTTGGAGTTTCTAATAGCATCCATCCAAAATAGAACGTCTTCTATATCAACTTTCATAACGTGCCTTGGGTATTTTGGAATCTGCCGAACTCACACAGGTTGGTGTTACACATGGTTTAGGTGATTGGAACAAATCAAATCCGTCGTCAATAGTGCCGAGGGGGTCATCGTGGCACGAGTAAGAGCGTTTAATCTCGCCGCCTGGCTCTCGTATAATACAACTTTGATATCCAGCATTACAGTTCCAACCTTTGAACTTGTTAAATCCGAAGGCATTTAATCGTTCTGCTTGGTCTAGGTCGTATTCTGTGCCAGCATCGTCTGTCAATCTCATCTGTGCAAGTTTTTCGCCGTTAGCATGCTGCGGAAAACCTGTTTGTAAACAGTTGACCTGTGCCTGAGTGTATCCATGCACTACAAAACTTGCTGTAGGGTCGCTTTGAGGCTTTACAGTTACGTTTATGCCCCGGTCGGCAAAGCGTTGACAACGTTCCCAGTATTCGTCAAACAGTTCTGGCACCATTACCTGATTTATTGTGACAAATACCCCAGCGTCCATTAGTTGAAGACATTTGTCGCCGAACTGTTCTTCGTTGGCAAACTCTGCGTGGAAACTTGCTGTGATAGATCTTCTAGTAAGATTTTCAGTAGCAGCAATCCAACGGTTCCACCATTTCGTACCCGGTGACAGATTAGTAGTCATGTGTATGCTTTGATAATCTGGCAGGCTGTCGTTGGCATAGTGTTCGATTAATTTGAGAAAGTGTTTATACGCAGTTGGTTCGCCTCCGGAAAAACTGAAGTGGAAACTGTCGAAACCATTGAGACGACTCTGTGCCTTGATGTCATCCATTACAGAACAGTAGGTTTCTAGAGGACGGTGATCTGAGACACTAGATCTTGCGTATGGCCAGCAATAAGAACACGAATAATTACAATATCTAGCCAAAATCCAGGAAACTGAGAAAAGACTGTGGTCTAGGAGAGTCTTTTGGCCTAGTTTGACTATTTTATTGAATGGTATTTGCTGAAAATCTTTCATATAACCATTCAAAATCATTTATTTGCTGTAACTCGGCAACGTTGTCTTTGTTTTCTTCACCGAACTTTCTACCTTCTTTAGCACCTTTGATAGCATCAATACCAAACGGTCGATTTACACCTTGGTTACACCATGTTTCTAAGCGTTCAATAGTTTCAGAGTCAAGTTGTCTGTCTATTGTCTGGCTGGCAAGTTTCGCACACTCTCTAAAACCAGATCGCCAAGCAGAAAAAGAATCAGTGTTAAATGCTGTTATGTTTGATGTTTGTTCGACTGCTTTAAAACTGTCTGATATACTAGTTGTCATGTCGGGTTTAGAAGTATCCATTTTTATAGTCTTAGTTCTCGGAAGTAATTTTACTCCGCCATATCCGTATATCAAATCGTTTACGGGATTCTGAGAACGCCACACATGCACAGTGTCTAAATTATATTCATCTACTTCGTAATCAAAAGAAAAATTGTCTAATAATTCAGCGTCTGCATCCACTACCCAGAACATCTTAGTAAAACATTTTTTTGCGGCTTTGATGTGTGCTTGGTGTATTCCTGTTACACCATCTATTCTTTTAGCAGAAGGAAAGCGTGTTTTTAGTAATTGCCAGTTTTTATCTGCGTTTGACTCATTATAGGATATAAAGACAATGTCATACATATAGTTAGTATATAAAATCTAAAGCAACTTGTCAACCAAAGGCAATAATTGATCAGCTACCTGTTTGTGTATATCTGAACCGTCGTGCAGTAAGTCTCTTGCCCGTCCGGTGTCTTCGGTTTCTATCATATGTAAATTTTTAAAATCATAATCAAAATCCCCTGTCCAACTCCAATTTAAAACAGGTACTCTATGACTGTTCCATAACAAATTGCTAGAATGATAGTTGCTAAAATTGTTTACCAACATTTCTCCTTCATCTACACAGTATCTTTTTAAATACCAAGCAGTGTCTCTTTTCTCCATACCGGTATTTACATTATGGTGTTTGAGCTCGATAGTTGTTTCAGACTTATAAGCAAAACTCTTTCTAAATGTTTGCGGCCATTGATATATCACTGCTTTAGGCATGGGGTAGTTATTACGTATCCATTGGAGAGTATTTAGGTATTGAATATCAGGCCCTGTGCCAGCTTTTCCTAGATTTAGAAAATCTAAACCTACTTCCGACAGTAATTGAGAACACCATATGTCTTCTTCAAAATTTCCTATTCCTTCTGTGTGAGAACAACCAAAAACCAAAACAAAATCTTGATCCAGCTCATTTATATTTTTTGTCCTATAGCCTTCATTATTAAATCTATACTCAATATCACGTTGTAAGTATTTTGGATCTACTAGTTTTTTTCGTCTTTGAAATTGTCTATATTCTGCGTCGTCGTAGGACTTTACTGTCCTGTTTCTGTGATAACGATCTATGAGTATTTTATTTGACAAAAACTCTACGTCAGCCATTTCTAGTATTACCATAGTGTATCACTCGACTGACTGAACTTGAAAATTTTCGCCAGGGGTCTATTACAATGCTGAAAGGAGGTATTGCACAATAGATCTCATCGCAAGTTTTTGTTTCTGTGTAATCATAAGTTACTGAGGCAGAATGTGACATAAGAAAGACACCGGGTTCTTGAGGTTGATAGTCGTCGCCAGTATAGGGATCAATATAGGTAGGTTTTATTCCTGCCTCTTGAACGTAGTGTCCTACTAATAGACTGTATGATCCATCTGTATAAGGCACTTGAGGCTTATATGCTTTGCCGTGAATGTATATAGGCATGTTGTTTTCATTGGCGTGCTTTACTAGTTCGAGAGCAAGGTTTTTTGCTTGGATCTCTCTCGCACTCATAATAGCATCAAACAGATCGTAGCCTAGATCAAGTTCCTGCGCCATGTAACGCAATGCAATATTGTCTCTGGGATGACAAGCTCCGCCGTCGCCCATGCCTGCAGTCATATACTGTGGGCTCATAATACGTTTGGTAGAATTTGCAAGTGCTTCGGTGACTACATCAACATTAATGTTTTTCTGTTTTTCGGCAACATCCTGAATCATATTGACCAGTGATATTTTTGTAGATATAAAAGTATTGTAAAAAACCTTGATACACTCGCATTCGTCATATGTTCCTATAACTGTAGTAGGATTGTTTTCCATCACCGTAGTATAAAATTCTTTTAACTGTTTAGCATCACCTGTTTCTGTGCCGTCTTCTGTGCCTATCATAATCATCTCTGGATTAACCATGTCCCAGGCAACAGATCCCATAGCGATAAGATAGGGGTTATATACGAACCTTGTGTTGGTTACTAGAGGTGTAAATTCTCTTCTCGTAGTGCCGGGTAATACAGTAGAAAGCAGCACTAATAGTTGATCTTTTTTCATATGCTTGTCTGCTTCTTTAAGAACAGACTTTACAGTCTCATAGGAAAAGTCTTTTGGAGGTAAATGATGCGTAGGCCTACTGCCGTCATAGTCGCTATCGTGCGGTGTAGGCACTGCTACAAACACAATGTCACAGTCTTGGACACACGCTTCGATGTTAGAAGTAAATTCAACAAGATCGCTTTCTAGAGGATCGAGGTCGTA